GATTTCTGCGTCGCCGGATCAGCCGGCTCGAACCAATGCGCGGAGCTCGGCGCCGACACGGCGAGCAGCCCGGCGAGCATCAGCGCACCCCAGACGATCGCAAAGGCGTGCTGCATCAAAATCCACCCTGATCAGAAAAACCCGAAATCGCCGCGGCGCGGGCGATACCGGCTGAGCGGTTCGACGGTGACGCGCGCCAGGCCGGAAAAGCCGAGCGCATGCGCGGCGGCCGGCGTCAAATCGATGATGCGGCCGCGCACGTAAGGGCCGCGATCGTTGATGCGAACCGTGATGCACCGCGTGCTGCGCTCGCGGCACACGCGCGCGATCGTGCCGAATGGCAGCGTGCGATGCGCGGCCGTGAAGCATTTGGTGCACAACCGTTCGCCGTTGGCTGTAAGCCGGCCCTCCCAATAGACCGATGCCAAACCAGTCTCCGCACGCACTGGGCCGGCGAGGCAAAGCATCAGCGCGGCGAGAAGTACTCGCATGCAGTCACCCTTTGCGGTTGTCGGGAACGAGCGTCCGGCGGTCAGCCGATGAGCGCGGCGGTCAAAGCTCGGCGCTCGATGTCCAGTTGGTGCCGAAGTTGAACGAGGTTCCAGCACTCGACATGGTTGCGGCCCAGCCAAAGGAGCCGTCGCCCGCGGCAAAAAGCGTCGGGCTTACGTCCGTATTGTTGATGTAATCGCGGACAAAGCCCGATGCCCCGGTCACCGGCGAATAGAAGGTGACCGTCGGGGAAGAGGTTCGCTTTGTCGCCTTGTATTCGGTTGTCGATCCGCCCTGCACCATAACGGAGTTCAAGGCACCTCCGAGGATGAACAAGGTCGATCTGCCGGCGACCGTAACCGTCCCGAGCGCGGTTCCTTGCGGGTAGCTCGTCTCGAAATATCGCTGGCACAGCATCAGCTCACCCGCGATCGGCCGCAGCTCCGGCAGCTCAACAAAATTGCTCGGCGTCTGTTGGCCCGCCGGAATACCGTTCGTGAGCCGGATGTCGCACTCGGTGATCTGGATCGTTTTGCCCGACGATCCGAAATTGTTGCCAAAGTCGAAAGCGATCTCGATCCCGTTGTAGGAAGCGGCATTGGCCTGGAACGTGTACGCGATTTGAGTCCAGGCGCCGTTCGCGCACGACTGCAGCGAGACCGCGTTCACGTCCGCGGTCACCGAAGTGTAATTGTCCTGGGCACTTGGCCGGTTGACGGTCAGCTTCGGCGTGATCGCGCCGCCAGTGTTGTTGTAGACCTGCGCCTGGACGGTGACCGTCTGGCTGCAGAACGCCGCCGCGATCAGGCTTTCGATGCGTTGCTTGACGGTCAGATCGGTAACGGACGCGGCGCCCGTCACCTGCAGCGAATTCTTGGTCAGAAGCCGGCCGCCGGCCTGCGCGGCCGTGACGCTGGCGCCGGCCGGTAGCACGATCCAGCCGTCGGCCGTGTAGGCGCCCGCCGTGGTCGCGGTAAGCGCGGACGTGCCGCGCTGCCACACATCCATCGTGCCGTTGCGGAACTTGCTGAGATGGCCGCCAGCGATCTCCGACAGCTTCGCCGCGGGCCAGCCCCCGGCGGTGACGCCGTCCTGCACGACGACGCGATTGTTGGTGGTGTCGACGTCCATCTCGCCGGCGGCGCCCGTGAAGGCCGCCATCTGCGATTGCGTGCCGCGCCGATATTGAACTTGAACCGCTGTGGTCATGCTGTTCCCTTATGAGGCGCGCGCATGCCGACAGGCGCGCATCCACAAGCGTGAATGCCCGATCGTAACTGCGGCGCTGACCGCGTTATGCAGTGCCGAGGTTGGCGTCGAACTCCACTGCGAGAGTAAGAGAAATGCCAAAATCGTCCTCGACGCCCGGCGGCGTCGTCACCGAACCGAAATCCAGCGCGCTTGCGGTGAGCATGGCCTGGGCAATCGGATGGTCCGAGCCTTCGCCGGTCGGCGTGTAGGTATAGGCCGTGCACGACGACAAGGCCTCGACGCCACCGCCAAACACGTTGAACGATTGGAATTTCAAGTAAAGCGTTTGGCCGACATATTGCGACGGCAGGTCAAATTTGAAGATCGCGTTATCCAGCCGCACAAACTGTGCGCTCGAAGAATGCGAGGCCACGCCAGAATTGTAGAGCCCGCGGTAGAGCGTCGTCAGCCAATAGTGATTGGCGGCGGTGAGCGTTGCCGCCTCATAGGAGAGGAGTTCGGAATCGACGATGCAGAGCGTGCTGCCGAGCGCCGCATCGGCCGCGCTCCCGCTCGACAGCACACCGCCGCTTTCGGTCAGGTTGACGGCCAGCGTATCTGCCGTGTCGGGGTTGGTGCCGGTGAACGGCGGCAGCGACGCGGTGGTCGTGCCCATGCGCGCCGGCTGGCTGATCGTACCGATCCGGCTGTACGACGTGCCGTCGAGCGAAAGCCAAACATTGCAGCCGCCCCAGTCCGGGTCGGCAGCGCCACCGGTGCCACCCGAGACCGCGATCCACACCTGCGGCGCACGGCCGACAAGCGACGCCGGCGGCTCGAAGACGATCGGCGTGTTGACAGGGTCCGCGGGAACATTGCGGTCGATCGGGTTGTTGGTCACCGGCTGCGTCGGATAGAGCGTCGCCGTCGCCACGCCCAGCGGAAATTCCTCCGCGGTCACGCTCAGAAGGCCGTTCTCGTCTTCTTCGATCTCGGTAATGCGGATCGGCGCATCGCTGAGGCCCAGGATGGCGTCGCTCACCGTCACCAGGTCCATCGGATCCAGCAGGCAATATTCCCAGGACAGGCGGAACTTGTAAGTGTTGCGGATGTAGACGGCCCGCTGCACCATCAGCTGGCCCGAGAGCGCAGCAACGTTGTAATCGCAAATCTCGTGCGCAGTCACGGTCGGGGCGATGCGCATGCCGTAAAGCTCGATCGCGTTCTGGTCGCGCGACTCGATCGTCGTCAGGTTATAGGCGTTGCTGCGATCGGCCGACTCGAGACGCCACACGTTGTAAGCGGCGTATGGATCGGAGCGCGACACCTGCAGCGGGTCTTCGTTGTCCTCGACCTTGAAGTCGTCATCGCCGAGATTGTAGATCGGCGCCACGCTGGGCGTGTAAGTGACGCCGTTGCCGGCGATCGCCGTATCGCCGTAAGGGATAAAGCGCAGCAAGCCGCCGGACCAGACGGCAGCCGTGTTGGTGAGCTGCAGCCAGCGCGCCAGGATCGACGACGCCTGCTCCTGATCGACAAGGCACGGCGAAAGTGCCAGTCCGAGCGCGCGGCAATAGGTCTGATAGGCCGCATCGGTGCCGCTTTGCGTAAGCAGCGTCGTCGCGTCAATGCTGCCGCCCGGAATGCCGACGCCGAATTGCGCATTGGTCAGAAAGTCGCTGACGCACAGCGCGGCGTCGGCATCGACGAAGGCAAAGCCTGAGCCCGTGCCAACCTGATCCAAAGAGTTGTACTGGAGCTGACCGTAGCCGCTGCCGTAACGCAGGCCTTGCAGCTCGAAGTTATGATTGTCGAGGGTCGCGTTGTCGCCGAGGCTGTAGTTCTCCGCCGCCACATAGGCGGTGCCCTCATAGCCGAGCGCCTGCGACGGATAGGCCGCGACCACATAGCTCCACGGCGCCTGCGGATCCGTTCCGGTGAATAGCGACAGCCCGAGGCCGGCCAGCGTGTAGATCGACTGACCTTTCCAAATCTGGTTGATGCCGGCGATGGGCCCTTCGCACAGCGCCATGATGACCGAGGCGCTGTACGTCGTCTCGCCCTGGCCGCTGCTGAACAAACCTCCCTTGCCGCCGCTATCACCGTAATTCGTCGTAAAGTCGTTGTACCAAACGATGTTCGGGGCAAGCTTCGACATCCCCCACACGATCGGAATCGGTAGCGTGTTGACCGCCGTCTGAATCTGCAAGCCGGTATAGTCCGGCGTCGTGACCGGCTGACCGCCGCCGAACAGCCCGCTCACGTTTTGGCCCAATAGCTGAAAAAGCGCGGCTTGCGTGCTGGATCGGACAGCGGACCGCTGCGGGCCACCTCGTCTTCGACAACGCGACGCGCCGGATGATAGGCGTGCACGATCGCGAGCGGCTCGGCCGCCGTCACGATGCCGCCATGCGAGTAGCAGCGGCCGAAGCGCAGCACCATGACGTCGCCCGCTTGCGGCTTTTCGATCTCGCAACAGCGATCGAATACAAAGCCGAGATAACGCTCCTCGCTGCGGTGCAGATGCCAGTCGGCCGGATAAGGCCGCGGATCGAACGGCGCACACAGCCCGGTATCGACAAACACCCGGACGATCAGCATGCCGCAGTCGACGCCGGTGCCTTTGATGTCGGCGCAGTTGTGGTACGGCGTGCCGATCCAGGCGCGCGCTTCGGCGACCACCGCCGCGCGCTGTTTTGCTTCGACATCGGTCATTTCAGACCGCCATCTGCGGCGGCGGCACGTAGGGAAAGCCTCGGAAATTCGCGAGATTGCTGAACTTGCTCTGGCAGGTGCCGGGCGTGTGATCGCAGCCGTAATAGACGGTAAAGCCATCGCCGGCCGCCGGCACGCTTTCCAGCGGATAGAGCAGCTTGAGCGAACTGCCGACGGCAACCGAGCCTATCGTCGCGGTGACGCCGGCATTCACGCCGGACGTAAACGTGATCGAACCCTGCTGGAAATTACCATTGGCGCCGGACCAGTTGATCACCGACGCGCTTGAGCCTGGTCCCACCGTGCCGCTGGTGCCGAACGCGTTCTTTACCAGCGTGCAGCCGGAATCGTAGAGCGTATGCAGGCAGGTCGGCTGATAGACGTTGCGCGGCATATCGATATCGAGCAGCACCAGATCCGAATTGACATTGAGCTTGGCGCTGGTGCGCCCGATTTCATCGATGACGCCGAGCCGGCCCTTGAACAGCAAGACCGATCCGATGGCGGTGCCGCCGATCCGGTCCGAGAAGAAGATGCGGTAGCGGACGATCTCGGCGCCGTCGAACGAACCGTCGCGCAGCGCCTGCAGGAACGGCGCGCCGCCGGTGATGCTATCGGTCGAACGAGCCGCGATCGTGATCTGCTGGCGGTCGACTTCAAGGCCGACGGCCGCCCGGTATTTCAGCCCGTCGATCAGGATGGAATTTCCGAGGTAGGTGTTGCCGTTGTAGCTGAACGTCACCTCGACATTGGTATAGCAGAGCACGAGGCCTGAGCGCAGCGTGAAGGCGAAGGTATCCGCCATCAACAGCGGCACATCCGGGCTTGCGCGCGCATTGTTCAGGTAGGTCACGAGCGCGGATGAGGTTGGCTTCATAGTGATTTTTCCCCGCCCGCGCGTGCCGCCCGCCAACTCACGCGCTCGCGGGACTAGGCTTTCACACTGCGGAATTTCATGCTGTCGAGCCGCCAGAGGTTCGACATGAACTCCTCGAAATCCATCCGGTCGTCGAGAAATCGGCAGTTGAACGCGTACGCGAAATCGGCCGAAATGGTCACGCCGCTGCCCGGTGCGCTGCCGAACGTCAAAGTATTCGGCGTCGCCAGGCTGTAACTGCTTCCGGACTGCACCGCGCCGTCGAGATAAACGGCCGCGATGCTCGTGATCCAGCCGACCGGCTCCAGAAAGCCGCCGAGCGAGCGCATCATCGTGAACACGGTCGTCGCGCCGTCGCCAGTGCCGAAGGCCTGCGCCGTGACAGCGTTGTCGTCCGGATCGGTATAGAGGAAGGTGCCGAACTGGCCCTGCAGTTGCAGAAAAAAGCCCATCAGGCTTTGCAGGCTCGCGGTGCCGAGCCCGGCAAAGGCCGGCGTCGCCGACGAGGCGAGCCCGTTATACACGGTCTCGAACTCATAGAGCGGATAGCTCATCAGGGCGGCGCGCACCTCGCGGCCCGAAACATGGGAGGCGACGCGGGTGGAAAATCCCGGCTTCTTGTGCCGCGACCACGACAGCCCGGCGAGGTTCGGCAGCGACGGCGGCGTGGTCATAAAGCGTCCCCTCACCTCTCCTTGTCAGGAAAGTTGCATCACCAGCGCACGGTCTTGAGCCGCAGCGACTGCAGCGCGTAGAGCGCCGCCAAGAACTCTTCGGCGTCGGCGCTGTCGTCGTCGAAGCGGCACAGAAAATACCAAAGAAAGTCGGCACTAACGGCGACACCTGGCGCCGGCGCGGCGGCGAAGGTCACGGTTGGCGCCAGCGGGCTCGCATCGACCGTGTAGCCGCCGGATTGCAGCACACCATTGAGATAGATGTTCGGCGGCGTGCCGATGTTGGCCGGTGCGATCGCGGCGCTGCCCAGCGCTACGGTGAAAGCGAACGTCGTGCTCGCGCCGTCGCCGGTGCCGAGCGCTTGCGCGAACACCGACGACAGTCCCGGCGGCTCGAAATAAAACGAGGCGTTTTCGCCCTGGCACTGTTCGAAGAAGCCGAGGATCGCCTGCAGTTCATGCTCAGGCGACGCCATCCGCAGGAGATCGTAGTTCAGCTCGATCATCCAGAGCGGGCTCGCGTATCTGGCGGCGCGCAGTTCCCGCCCCGACACATGCAGCGCCGTGCCGGTCGAAAAGACCGGCGCGATCTTGACCGACCAGCCGAGCGTCGGCAGCTCCGGAAATGTCGCATAAGGTCCTGCCGTGGGCGGCTCGCTCGGCACGAGCGGCGTCAGAAACGGACCCTTGCCGCCGACCCAATTGCCGGCCGGCCAATCGCCGGCGTCGCCCCACACCCCGGTCAGTTGCGGAAATATCGGAAACGGCCGCGCGTCCCAGTTCCACACCGACATGAACGCGGCCTGGATCATCGGCACGCCGGCTGCCGACGTTTCGTTGTGGCCGTCGGTCATCCAATATTGGTAGATCGCCTGGAGCGCGAGCAGCTGCAGCGCGTCGTCGCGCCGCGGCCAGTATTGGCCGGCGGCACTTTGACTCGGATCCCAGATCGACCAGAACGGCGTCGCGCTCTCGACCGAGGCGGGACTGTAGAACACGTTGGGCTGATTGGTGCCCCGGTCGCACGCTGGGAAACCGTATTCGGCAAATGCGATCGATTTCGACTGCGGCACCCATTTGGTGAACCGGCCGTGCGGCGACCAGCCGCTGCCGTCGCCGTCGTCGTAGATCGCCTGGTGCGCGCTGTTCCACCACCAGCGCAACTGTTTGTTCGCCAGCAATTGCTGATTCGGAAAGTAAGGATTGCGCGTCTGGGCGAGGCGGTCGCCCTGCGGCGGCGAGACGCGCAGATCGGTGCCGTTCGGATCGAGCCCGATGCCGAGATTGGTGCTGTCGTTATAAAACCAGTTGAATTTTTCGCCGCCCTCGATGTTGGCCTTCAAATACGCGATGCTGTAGATCGACGGCTGACCGCTCAGGCCGAGGCCGCTGAAGGTTGCCGAAGACGGCGGCCAGGTGCCGCTTGGCGCCGCAGTGAGCCAGTTCTGCGCGTCGAGGCCGCCGTCGCCGGTGGTCCAATCCGACAGCGGCAGATAATTGTCGAAAGAGACCAGGTCGATATTATCGCGCCCGTAAAGCTGGTCGAGGTGCGGCCATTGTCCGTTCTCGCCCGGGTGCTGATAGCCCATCCACACCGACCAGTCGGCCGAATAGGCAACCAGATTATGCAGGTTCACGGTGTCCTTGGTGAGGCCGGCGCTGTCGAACACGCTGCGCACGTCGTCGGCGAGCTGCATGAGGCCTGCGACGAACGGATAATCCCAGGTGGCCCTGCCGTCGCCGCCGGTCGTGCCGGCCTTGCTCCAGGCCGGCCCGCGAATGATTTCCAGGCCGCGAAACTCCGAGCCGAGCAGGAACAGATCGACGCCGCCGGCGACCACGCACAGATTGGCGTAGTGCAGGATCATGCGCCGGTAAGTGTAGTCGGTGGCGACGCCCGCATAGGCGACCGTCAGATTGGTGGTGTCGCGGGTGAATTGCGAGGCCGCGGCACTGCCGAGAAAACCCTCGATCGCCGCCGTGGCAGAGCTCGAAATATCCGCGCCGTTGTATGTGATGCGCCCGCGCCATGGCTCGCCGCTCGCCGTCATCAGCACGAATGGGTAGAACACGACGCGCAAACCGCGCGATTTCAGGTCGCCGATGCAGCGCACCAGCGCCTGATCCGACGGCGTACCGCCATAGATGAAGGCGCCGCCGCTCTGCGGAATCGGAATCAAGCCTGGCGATGACTGCGTCAATCCGGAACAGCGCCAAACATCGGACGCGCCAGAGGCCTGCTGAAAGCTGCCATTGATGTACGTGGTCGACGGATAGATCGCGCACGCGGTGACGTCGGTCGAATTGCCGAACCAGGAGACGACGAGCGACACCGTCGTGCAGCCTGGGAATTGCGCCTGCAGATTGTCGATCGCAATCGAGTAATCCGTAGCGGTTCCCGTACTCGCATTCGGCCCGCCGTTGGCGTAGCGATTGATCGATGTGAGCGTGGATTCGGTGACGCGTTGGCCCAGATAGGGAATTGTGTCGTAGCTGAATTCGCCGGTCGACGGCAAAAGGTTCGCGCCGCGGATGTAGGACATTTCGGGACCAAGTATCGGGCATCAGCGTCGGGGCAAAATCGAGCCAGGCCTCGGTGCGACCCTGCGCGATGGAGCAACTTCCGTCCAACGAATTCGCCTCTTAAGCCATGTCAAATCTGGATTTTCTCCGGGGCGAGGCCGAACAGTCTCTTGCGGCTTCATTGTGTATTCCCGGATTCCGACGCCTTTAGTGATGTTTCGCAACTGCGCTCTAAATAATTGCACATCGCCGAAATAATTAGGATACGCCTCTTTTAGTTGTTCGACCTTGTCAGCCTCGACGAGAACAACGTTTTTCGTGTTGCTTCCTTTTTTGTTATCGAAAAATTCTGCGCTTCCGTATGACGCCATGGCGGATTTAGGCGCAAAGTGGGAGTGGATTGTGATTTCATTGGTCGCGTTATCGTAAACGATCAAGTAATAAGTCGGCTTTTCCCTTGGGCTCACGGATATATCGGTGAATTTCACCGCATGGCTAAGCTTGTCGAGATTCTTCGTGGCCTCAAGCATCCGATCAAGCGCGACAATTTCGGCAATACGTTCACGGCTAAGTGGGACACCTGGCGGCTCCGGGCAACCCTCAAATTGAGCAAACTCTGCCGACATCAGCTTAAAAAGCCGAAGCCACTGCTGATTTCCAAGGCCGCCCTTTAGATATTCGCCGAGAAACAGCCCGACCGATTCAACGGCGGTTGCCCAGGAGTGCTGCAAACGCGTTCGTATTTGAACCTCAATTCGTTTACCGCTAAAGATTTTACGATCGGCCTTTCCCTGATAGTCGAACATCAGGTGGTGACACCTGTATCCATCCGCTTTCGGCTGATCGATATACGGACTCTCCCTCCGCAGATCGTGCCGGCAATTGCGCATGATTTCAACAAGCTTGCGCACGTCTTCCAGCCGAGGGAGAATCGCACGACAGCCTCCGAGGTCTTGCAAAGCATGCAGCTTGAGCGTGGTTCGACTTAGCTTTCTGCGAATTGCTTGCATTCGCTTGAGGCGCGCAACCGTCACACCCGCAAGCCCGTGACAGTGCATGTACCAGCGGAGCGAGCCCCGAATGCTTCTCATCGGGTAGGCGTGAGATTCACGCCAATTGTTCGCAATTTCAAACGCTTCCCTTATTTCGGCCTCGTGCTGCGCCCAGTCGCCATTGGCAACAATGACTTCGCCCGCGCGCCTTACGGTCCCGTCGCGGAGTTGGTAGGAATTGAAGGTGGCGTAGTCTCCGGGGTGATCAACCTCGAATCATCCGGCGTTGAAGCGTCGGACTGGAGACCACGCCATGAT